GAATACAGAAAGAGATGCATATAAAGATTGGGCTGTAACAGAATATGATCTATAAGAGAATTGATTTAAGCGTATGAGAACGCTAGAGTTAAAGCTAGGTGTTAGTATTCCTAATACGGAGAATAGTGTTTAATGGCAAACGAATTAACGAGAGTTGTATCTAAAGGAATTAAAGACGGTGAAGTCAAAACCATTGATATCGCTGATGAAAATGTCACTCTAGCTAAACTAGAGCACGGTACTAGTGGTAATAACGGTAAGTTCCTAAGAGCTAATAATGGAGCAGACCCTACTTGGGAGACTGTCTCAGTTCCTACACTGTCTGACCCTATAGTTACTGGAGACACAGATATAGCTGATGGAGGCTCTGTTACTCATACAATTACTAACTGGTCCGATGATATTACTTATGTAAGGGTTCCAACCAACTGTACATTAGGAACAATTAATACATCAGGTGAATTCACAGTAACTGAAACAGGAGATCACCCCTCTTATACAATAAAAGCCACTACAACCTCTATAGGTTTAGGCGATTCATCTGTAATAACCAAAACACTAAAAACAAGATTATCTGCTCCAACTTTAAGTAGCCCTGCTGATAGCCCAACAAATACAAACGTTGCTTATACGATAACTTCAACCAATGCTAATGATAATAAACTTGTACTAAATATCGGATCTGCAAACTTTACTTATCAAAGTGTTTCAGTAGGCTCTGCCTCCAAGGTTGGAAACACAGTTGAATGTACAGGCTTTACAACTAATAATCCTGTAGTCACAGTACAGTTCACAGCGGAAGCTACTTACTCTGTAACTGCCGTTGCCAAGGATACGACAGGAACTTGGGCTGATTCAGTAGCTAGTGCTGCTGACAGCATTACTATTGCTAATACCTACAGTGTTGACTTTTTAATCATTGCAGGAGGCGGCGGAGCTAATGGAGCTTTTGGAGGAGGCGCAGGAGCAGGAGGTTATAAAAACTCTTACGGCTCTGAAGACTCTGGAGCTAACTCAACTAATCTCGCTGCAATTGATCTTTCACCTGGAACTGATTACACAATAACTATTGGAGATGGAGGTGCGGCAGCGGGTGCTGGACAGATTGGTGGAGGTACTGATGGAAATGATTCGGTACTTAAGATTACAGGTGGAGCTGATATTGTCTCAGTTGTAGGCGGTGGAGGTAGTGAACAAGATGGCGGCTGTGGCGGAGGTAAGAACAGATATTCAGGTAGTGGATCTTCTGGAACAGCGAACCAAGGTATGGATGGAGGAGATCATAGTGGTGGATCTGCTCAAGATAAAACCGGAGGAGGAGGCGGAGGTGCTTCTCAAAAAGGTGGAACTGCTACAGCTCAGAACTCAGCAGGAGCCGGAGGTGCTGGACTTACCTCTTCTATTACTGGATCAGCAGTGACTAGAGCTGGTGGAGGCGGCGGCGGTACTCGTGGAGAAGGGGCAAAACCTGGTGGATCTGGGGGCGGCGGTGCTAGTCAAAACAGCGGCCCTGGTGCTGCAGGAACTGCAAATACCGGAAGTGGCGGCGGAGCAGGAGCATTAAGTGGTCAGTATTATGCAGGAGGTACAGGAGGAAAAGGAGTATTAATACTTAGATGTCCTACTGCTGATAATGACGGATCTTCTATTACTGGCTCCGGTAATACTGCAACTACGGATGGCAGCGATACAATAATGACATTCATCGCTAGCGGAACACTACAAGGTTAATCATGACTTCTTTTGCAAAAGTAAGGAACGGAAAAGTTCTGACAGTTATCGTCGCAGATCAAGAATTTGTTGATCAATATGAAGATGGTATTCCTGGTAAGTGGATACAAACCTCTTATAACACAAAAGGCAATAAACACTACAACCCCGATACTGGAGAAGAAGATGGTGGAACACCTTTAAGGTATAACTTCGCTTCAAAGGGTGGTAATTATGACAAGGATGCTGATGCCTTTTATGCTGCTCAGCCTTACCCTTCCTGGACTTTGAATAAATCAAATTACTTATGGGACCCTCCTACACCAATACCAACAGAACCAGAGGGAGCACCTTACTATTGGGACGAAGATTCTAAATCCTGGAAGAGTGGTGACCCTTAATGGTAGAAGGCCAAACTTATTGCCTTTTCCCTACCCCAGTTCATCACAACAACATCGGACATAACTTTAACGTTGAAGTTAAAGATCTGACTGCTTGTTATGACTCGACTATTGGACCAGATTCTTTTGATAAACCTAATGGTCTCATCACTGAAGATCAGAACTATTTACTAAGAGAAGAAAACACGTTATTACGTCAAAAACTAGAGGAAGTTATAGATATATACTTGCGTCAACATTTAAGAATAAGCAAAAAAGTAGGTATAAAGCACCAGTGTAGCTGGGGTCTACTACATAAGAAGGGTCACAGTTCACCGAGGCATTACCACCGTAATTCTTGGCTATCTGGAATTTACTATTTCCAAGTTAATGATAATAGCGGAGATTTTGAAGTAACAGCTACACCTCCTTATGGTTGGACTTGTAGTTCAATGGCTCCGTTTGATGCTATTGAAAAATACAATGCTATTACTAATCGGGGTGTTACCTTTCGTCCTAAGAGAGGGGATGTGTTTCTATTTCCTTCACACTTGGAACACCACAGTTACATAAATAATAGTGAAGAAGACAGAATAGCTGTTGGTTTCAACTATACTCTTACAGGCTCATGGGGCGGTATGGCTGAACGTATCAATTTATCTTGATGGATCTTTTACCTCTCTTTGCTTGTAATGTTTTCTCAACCACTTTAGAAGTGGATACAGCAGAACTTAAAGAAGATAAGCATTTTAATAGTAGTATCCAAGCAGATGAAGAAAATCGTATAGAATCTAACCCTAGCTATAGAGTTCTAGATAACTACCCACATATTGAAAAAGCACTATTAAATAAATGGTTAGAAATAGCCAAAGCTATCTTTAACTACAAAGAAGACTTTATTATTACTACATCTTGGATAACTAAGAATAAATATGGTATGAGTTCTCAAACGCATCACCATAAAAATAGCTTTTATTCAGGCGTATATTATTTCGATACTTACGATGAGGATTCAGCACTTATAGAGTTTGTCACTCCTCTTGCTAATCATCCAGATTTTCTACTAGAACCTACTGCTTACAATATTCGTAATTGTCCTAGCTGGTCAGTTAAACCTAAAACTAATCTATTACTGTTGTTCCCCAGTTATTTAGATCATCGAGTAACCCTACACAAAAGTAAAACAGATCGAAAATCTTTAGCCTTTAACATAGCCCCAATAGGGGAGTATGGTATATCTGATTCAAAAAACCTATGCAAGTAATTCAGAACTTCCTTGAAGAGGAATACATTTCAAGCGTTGTGAAGGATATAGTCTGGAACCCAGGCTTTCCTTGGTATTTTATGGAAGAGGTTAATAGTAACCAAACTGAAGAACAATACAAAACCCATTGGTATGGCTCACATACTGGCTATATTGATGATGTTCCTCTTTCTGATTTACATAGAGGAATGATTAAAGCTATGAAGAAGATACCTGATTTTCGTACTGCATTAAAAGTAAAAGCTAATTTCTACCCACAAACTCACGAAATAATAGAACACGCTAGACACGTTGATTATGATTTTGAATGTAAGGGTGCAATATTATCTCTCAATACTTGTGACGGTTTTACAAGACTAGAGGATGGTACAAAGATACCAAGTATAAGGAATCAAATGCTACTTTTCGATGCTTCTAAAGATCATAACTCTACTACTACTACCAACGCTAAAGGTAGATTTAATATAAATATCAATTACTTATAAAGATGGGAGAGCCACCTCTCCTGCCACGTTATTCTCTGCCGAAGGCGCTGGAAATTCCGAGGGTAACTCTAGATCAACCGAAGGCACTAATTCCTTCGTACCGTCCATTAGTTGTTCCACCTTCTGATCTACGAGCACCCCCAGGAGTATCTTCTGCAAATGAGGAAAAGAAAGATAAAGACCCAAAAGAACAAACAGAGCGCCCAGAAGTTTCATTACCTAAAGAAATAACTTCATTCACTATACCTTTTACAGATTATGAATTACCAGTACCAAAGCAGGAAATCTTAGTAGCTGCTGGTACCACAGCTTCAGTATCTGTTGTAGCTACTCTTACAGCTACTGCGGTATTTAAAAGAAGTGTTCAAGCCTTAAAACCTATAATTACTCAGCTTGTGAAGAGGATTCAGAAGAAGAGGGGGAAGGAGGTACCTTCTTGGTCAAGGCAGAGATTGGCACAACGTCGTGACAGATATGTTCAAGGCGGCTCCCGGGGCGCAAGGTAAAGCCACGCTCTTGAAGGGCGGCACACTCCTTAATACGTACTAACTCATAATCCAATCTCATCTTCTCCATTTGTCTTCTACCAATAGCCTTACATTGCTCAGTGATTGCTCCATCAAGTGGGACCATAAAGTTTAACTGAACTCCCCAATTTTCATTGATTGTATAACCCTCAACACTCATATCTTCGTCAAAAGGTTTAACGTGATTACCCATATAAAATGGAGTGAATGTCATCGTAGAACCGTTGCAAACAATAGAAGGTCCCAACTGTTGTCTTGACGGTGCTCCGTTATTTTGAAATTGTACGGCTTGATTGGTTACATTTCCGGTGGCTGCCGCCTGCGGATTCGAGGTGTTACTTACTTTCGGATCTTCTGCTAGTACAGGTGTACTTATTGAGAGAAGACAGATAGCGATGTAGTGGTAGAAGTTTGTTCTATGGTTCTTTCTATATCGTGAGTTTCTACCACCCCTGCTGCTCTGGTTGTTACTTCCAGAGTGAATGGATCTCCAGCGGTGTGGATTGTAAATACTGAATCTGAATCTACGATTCCTCCAGAAGTTGCTGAGGTGTGATTGATATTTTCTCCACTCCATTTAGAGTATGCACCTCCAAATACCTCTGTCTCTACCGTTTCTTCTATGTCTATCTGAGTCACTGTAGTACTCTGCATAGAACCTTGGGTAAAGGCTGGTGTAATTGGGTTTGCCCTTGCGGCAACTGGAGTTAGCAGGAGCAAAAGTAACAGGCATTTTCTCATACTTTAGTCACCTTTTTGTTATCCACTCCTTCAATCTTAATTGGAGTTTCTATAATTATATGCTGGGTAGCACCACTAGCTTTATCTTTATGATCCTTTTTCTTAGCTGTATCAATCCCAAAAGTAGCTAAAGCACTGGTAAAAACGAAAGTTATAAAGGTTATATCATTATTCTGCTTATTATCCATCCCTGGTAAGGGTAAATAATTTAAACTTATAATGAACCCAGACCACACAACAACTCCAAGGCGTACAAACGTACCAAGGACTTGAAGCTGCTCTTCCTTATCTGCAGCTACTTCTTTAATTTTCCCTATTACACCTTTCTCCTCAGTCATGCCCTTTAAATCCGATAAACAGAAAAAATACCTATATGCTAATAAGCCTAGCGTAGCTAAGAAATTTCAGAAAGATTCAAAACCAAAAAAGAGTACAATTAAGGGATACAAGACAAAGTAATCATGGGTTGGAAAAAGAATATAGTAGGTGGTTATACCAGAAAGCGTGGAGCTAAGAACCCTATTGGTGTTAGAGATGGTGTTTATCTTCCTAAAGGTAAAATAGGAGACATCATAGAACAAGGAGTAAGAAGAGGCGATCCTGGCGTTAAGCACCACACAGGAAAACTAACTTGGTAGAATAAAGCTTATTAACTAATTTAAAAATGTCAGATAGAGGAATAACTTGGGTTGGAGGTAAATCCTCTCAAGTAGCTGGAGGAAGCTATCTAATAGATCCATCAGGCCATAAAGCAGCTCAAAAAACCCAAAAAATATACAACAAAGCCACAGATAAAAAGGCTGGTGGTTCTGAAAAAGACTGGTTAAAAAAGACAGGACCACAAAAATTCCCTGGAGTATGAGATTCTCTCTCCGTGATGTAGCTACCTACTACTCTGGTCAGCTTCATCAGAAGGAAGCTCTCGACATGATTCAGATGTACATTCCTGAGTCGATCGAGGAGCGTTTCGCCGAGATGTGGCGGAGTGGCCCAAAGAATGAAATTCCATCTCACGTCTCTTGGCACGAGCGACTAAGGCAGCTTCTATCGCCTGAAGTTCAGCTTCAAGAGGAGATGGATGTGGAGAAGGTGTATCTTCTATTTGCGGAACTCCTAATTCAACAAAGTCGTTCTGCTGATCCTGAATATGCAGATAGGCTCTTAAGCCTTATAGAGATTAAGAAGGAGAAAAGAAAGCGAGATTATAACTGGATGGACTAGTATTACTAAGAATTACTTTATTCCAATGATTCTACTTGTTAAGCCTATTCTCTTTGCCTTCTTAAAATCTGATTCAGTTAAGCAGTTGATTGTAGACCTGCTTTCAAAGCTTGTTGAGTCTACTGATAATACTATAGACGATGCAGCAGTAGAGTTAATAAGAAAGAACCTCTTTCCAAAGAAATAAAATGGCTAGAAGAAAATCCGAAGGAATGGCAACTGAGGACGAGCTACAGTCTCTCCATCGGTTGGTAGCTACTAAGTTGGTAGATCAGCTTAATTCTGACAACGTTAAAGCTTCTGACCTAGCTAACGCTATTAAGTTCCTTAAAGATCAAGGAATTACTCTGGATAAGAACGGAGATACTTCCGCTATTGGTGAGATGATTAAATCTCTTCCAGAGATCGATATGTCCAAAGTTAAATCTTATATAAGTGCCTAATGATAATCAAACACAAATTATTAAGGAAGCGCTCAGTAGCTTTCCAGTTTTTGCTACTCATCTCTGGCACTTTCTAAGACTTCCTAGTCCAACCCCTGTCCAGTACCAGTTAGCTGATTACCTTCAGAATGGTCCCAACCGCAGAATTATCATGGCCTACCGAGGTTGTGGTAAGAG